CGCGCTTCCAGCGCACCGCCGATGCGCTCCACGTTATCGGCCCGATCCCACTCGTCCCGCGTTTTCCACGCATGAACGGTCTTTTCCTTTTCATCCAGCATTTCTGCGATCGCGCAGATCCGCAGGCCGGTCCAGTAGAGGAACTTGGCCTGACGGCGGTTATCGCGGATGGGAGTGGCTGCGGCTGTAGTCATGGCGGCGATGCTGACGCCTCGCGCGCGTGAAGGCGTAGCGATGTGCCATGTAGCGCATGGACCTACAACTGCCGTTGATTGCCCGAGATCGCGCGACTGCCGAGGATGTACCTCAACGTAACTGCACCCAGCAGCACAGCTTTGAGGGATTCCCGACATGAAGAAATTTCGCAGCAACTGGTTCCGTGTCGCCGTTGAGGGCGCTACCTCGGACAAGCGCACCATCAAACGCAGCTGGCTGGAACAGGCTGCCAAAAACTTCAACCCGACTACCTACGGCGCTCGGATCTGGTTGGAGCATTTCCGCAGCCTGCTGCCAGACGGCCCGTTCAAAGCCTACGGTGACGTTACGGCAGTGAAGGCTGAAGAGGTCGAAATCAATGGCCAGACCAAACTCGCCCTTTTCGCCCAAATCGAACCGACCGCGGATCTGATCGCCCTCAACAAGGCGAAGCAGAAGATTTACACGTCCATCGAAATCGACGACAGCTTCTCCGACACCGGCGAAGCCTACATCGTCGGTCTCGCTGTAACGGACTCTCCGGCCAGTCTCGGCACTGACGTGCTCGCGTTCTCAGCTCAAAAACCTGAGTCCAGCCCATTCAAAGATCGCCACTACTCCGCGACCTCGATGTTCACCGAGGCGTTGGAAACCGAACTCACCTTCGAAGAAATCGAAGACAAGCCCGGTTTAGACGCTCAACTCTTCAGCAAGGTGCAAGCGTTGCTCTCCGGCAAACAGGCCAAGGACGACGGCGAGTTCGCCCAAATCAGCCAGGCCGTCGAAGCTGTCGCCGAGCACGTCAAAGATCTGCCAGACCAACTGGCGGCCGAGAAAAAATTCTCCGCAGACCTGAAGACCAGCGTGGACAAGCTCAGCAATGACCTCAACGAACTGGTCAAGCGCCTGGGCGATACCCAAGACCACAGCCAAACCAAACGACCTCCCGCGACCGGCGGCGACGGCGCTGTGCTGACCGCCTACTGATCACCGGCCCCTACAAGCTCCCCAGGAGAACACCATGCGTAACGAAACACGGCTTGCCTTCAACGGCTTCACCAAACAGATCGCTGCGATCAACTCTGTCGGATCCGTGGCGGAGAAATTCACCGTCACCCCGTCGGTGCAGCAGAAGCTGGAAACGGCCATTCAGGAATCCAGCGCTTTCCTGAAAAAGATCAACGTGCTGGGCGTCGACGAGAAAGACGGTGAAGCCATCGTTTTGGGCGTCGGCTCGACCATCGCCGGCCGGACCGACACCAACCAGGCCGCCCGCAATCCTCGCGGCGTCGGCTCGCTCAAAAACGACACGTACAGCTGCAAGAAGACTGACTTCGATACCGCGATTCCGTATGCGTTGCTCGATGCCTGGGCGAAATTCCCGGACTTCCAGGCTCGTCTGTCCGGTGCGATCGTCGAGCGCCAAGCTCTCGACCGCATCATGATCGGCTTCAACGGCACTAGTGCGGCCGCGACGACCGATCGTGCGACCAATCAGCTGCTGCAGGACGTAAACGTCGGTTGGCTGGAGAAATACCGCACCAAGGCGCCTGAACGTGTGCTCAACAGCGGCAAGGTTGCTGGCAAGGTCACCATCGGCCCGAACGGCGATTACAAGACTCTCGACGGTCTGGTGTACGACGCTATCCAGCTGCTGGACCCATGGCACCGCAAGCGTCCGGATCTGGTAGTCCTGGTCGATCGCAACCTGTTGCACGCGAAGTTCCTGGCCAACATCGAAGGCGCTGCAGACAACGAAAATGAGCTGGCAGCTGCGCGGATCCTCGCCAACGGCACGCTGGGCGGCCTGCCGATCGAAGATGCTCCGTTCTTCATCGACGGCGGCATCATGATCACCACGCTGAAAAACCTGTCGATCTACTTCCAGATTAGCAGCCGTCGCCGTATGACCCGGGACGAGCCGGAGCGCGATCGCATCGCCGACTATCAGTCGTCGAACGAGGATTATGTGATCGAGGACTTCGGTCTCGGCGCACTGGTCGAAAACATCGAAGAGGCCGCATGACTATGGCCCTCTCGCTCGCCCAACGTCACCGGCTGAAAGCGCTTGCCTCGCAAGAGGCTGCCGCTGCGTCGCCCGCTGTTTCGATGGCGGGCGGGACGGCCTACGAAATGCAGTTGGCCCAGCTGCTACAGCACCGTCTGCGCCTCAAGCAAATCCAGTCGAACGAAGGCAAAGCCGCGCTGAAGTTGCAGCTTCTGCCGGAGTACGTGCCTTACGTCGACGGTGTGCTTGCTGCGGGCAACGGTGCTCAGGACGAAGTACTCACAACCATCATGATCTGGCGAATCGACGCTGGTGATTACACCGGTGCGCTCGATATTGCGGCGTATGTGTTGCAGCACAACCTGCTGATGCCCGATCGCTTTGAACGGACTACCGGCTGCCTGGTGGCCGAGGAAATCGCCGAAGGCGCGCTGATCTCTCAGAAAGCCAGCGGCGGGTTCGACCTGGCTGTTTTGCACCGCACGATGGAGCTGACAGCGGAGCAGGACATGCCAGACGAAGTCCGCGCCAAGCTGTACCTGGCTACGGGACGCGCCACGGTGGCGGGGCTCACCGCCGATAACCCGGGCCAACCCGGTCAGGTAATGGCCGGTATCGAACTGCTGAAACGCGCCATCGAGCTCAACGGCAGCTGCGGCGGCAAAAAGGATTTGGAAGGCGCTGAGCGCCTCCTGAAAAAGATTGCTCCCCTAACCGGGAGCTGACAGAGCGTACCCCGCAACCCCGGCGGCCCGGGGCTGAACAGCAGGTTTCTCCTTTCCTTGCTGTGACGCCCCGGCCACCGCCGACTTAGGGCTGAACCATGAGCGGATTTATTGCCACGGGCCACACCGACGAGCCATTCGTCATTACCAATGATGGATTCTGGCCAGACATCGATGTCGTCCACTTACGCGAATCCATCCGTCTGGATGGCAGCATCACTGACGCGCGGATTGAAGTCGTCACCGTCAACGCGTTGATCCAGGTGAATGGCGAACTGGCCAAGGTGAAGGCGAATCATCTGGCCAACGGACACACCACCATCGCGGCGGTGCCAGCTTTCGAAGCCAATGGCGAAAGCCACTTTGTCCACCTGTACCGCCGCTCCATTTACTGCAGCGTCGGCGCTGAACTGGCTGAGCGCTATCGCAGCTACGACACCAGCGTCGAAGGCAACAAGAACGCCGACGAACTGACACCCTCTGTTGACGAGTACCGGCGTGACGCCCGCTTCGCCATCCGCGACTTGCTGGGCGTCGGGCATTCAACAGTGGAGCTCATCTGATGGCGACCTCCGTGTATGCCGCTCAGGGCGACACCGTCGACGCCATTTGTTGGCGGATCTACGGCCGCACCGCCGGCATCACGGAAGCGGTGCTCGAGGCAAACCCTGGACTTTCGGATCTCGGCACGATCATTCCTCACGGCACCTTGGTGTCACTACCGGATATCGCGCCACAAGCCCCGGAACAGCAAATGGTGAACCTATGGGACTGAGCCACCGAACCACCCAAACAGACATACCACCACCTTCAACTTTGGACAGCGGAATCACGCGCATGCCTGACAAACCGGATACATGGGCCTGGTTAGCTGCCTGGCTCGAACTGAACTGGCCAGCCATTTACTCAGGCGGACTCGCCTGCGTGATCGCTGCGCTGCGGATCATCTATGGCGGCGGTACATGGCGCCGAGTCCTGCTTGAGGCGCCGCTGTGCGGCACGCTCGCGCTTTCGGCAAGCCACGGGCTTTTTCTGCTGGGCATCCCCGCGACAACCGGCCCGTTCTTCGGTGGCGTGATCGGACTGCTCGGCGTTGAGGGAACCCGCGCACTGGCTAAACAGTTCTTTAATCGCAAGGTGGACCAGCTATGAGTGCTTTGCGCCACGGCGATCGCGGGCAAGCGGTCCGTACTCTGCAGCAACGCCTCAACTTGCAGGGCGCAGGTCTGGATCCGGACGGCGACTTTGGTGATGCCACCGAGTCGGCGGTGCGTAATTACCAGCGAAAAGTTGGCTTGGTAATTGACGGTATTGCGGGGTCGAAAACCTCGCTGGCATTGGCCGGCGCAGATTGTTCGACCCTGCTGCAGCATGCGTTGTTGGTGAGCGCCGCTGAGCGTCTGGGCGTTGAGCTGGCCGCGGTCATGGCTGTCAACGAAGTCGAGAGCCAAGGCAGCGGCTTCCTGGACAATGGTAAGCCGAAGATTCTTTTCGAACGGCACATCATGTATCGCCAGCTTGGCACGCCGCGCCTGCCTGGTGATGACCCAGCCGAGTTGAAAGCCCACGCCGATCAATTGGCTGCTGAACAGCCCAACCTGGTCAATCCAAAATCCGGCGGCTACGCCGGCGGCACGGCCGAGCACCAGCGCCTGGCCAACGCTCGATTGATCGATGACCGTTGCGCGTTGGAATCAGCCAGCTGGGGCGCCTTTCAGGTGATGGGATATCACGCTGAGCGCCTCGGCTATGCGAGCGTTACAGACTTTGCCGATCGAATGGCCTGTGACGAAAACGAGCAATTCGAAGCGTTCGTGCGCTTCATCGAAGCGGATCCGGCGCTACTCAAGGCGCTGAAGGGTAAAAGATGGGCGGCGTTCGCCAAGGCCTATAACGGCCCCAACTTCGCCCGCAATCTGTACGACATCAAGCTGGAGCGTGCCTATCAGCGTCACGCTGAAGGCTGCCCTAATCTGGAGGCGTCATGATTGATCACGACCAGATCCGCAAATTCTGCCCTGCAGACGGCGATGTCTATGTGGTGCCGGAAGAAACACCGGTAGACCTGTGCAAAGCGCTAGCCGAGGCCATCGCTGTCGCGGTGCCAGGGGTGAAGGCCGTTGTGTTTCGGGGCGATCTGCACCGGCTCACGGTGGAAGAGATGAACGCCGCAGGCTGGTACCGCGCATGAGCACATTGCGCCAAGCGCTCTACGGGGTCGCCTTGCTCGCCTCGATCGCGCTTCTGATCTGGGGCCAGTCTCAGCAGATCGAGGTCGCCGATACAAAGGTGAAGCTGGCCGATCAAGCGGCCTCAACCGCCCGTGATCGAGCGACGCGCAGCGAGGAGACCGCAGCTCAACTCAAGACCTCCCTGCAGGAAGAACGAGCTGCTCAAGCCAAGTTGCGCGGCGTGCAAGACCAACTGCGACAAGGGCTCGCCGCCCGTGAACGAACGATCGAGGACTTGAAACGTGAGAATGCCGAACTTCGCCTATGGGCTGACCAGCCTCTGCCTGACGCTGCTCGCAGGGTGCGTCAGCGCCCCGCCATCACCGGAGCCGCTGCTTATCGCGACTGGTTGTCCGGCCGTGGTGCCCTGCACCCTGTCGGCGACCAACCCTGACAAGAACGGCGCCCTGCTCAACGACCAGGAGGCCACAGAAAGCGATTGGGCCCAATGTGCTGCCCAAGTAGACATGGTCTACCAGCATCAGCAGGCACAGGCGCGTAAACCATGAACAAACCAGAATCGCTACGTGCCCACCTGCTCGCCTCGGTACCGGAATTAAAGAAAAACCCCGACCGCCTTATGGTGTTCATTGATAACGGCACCATGCGCAGCACCGCTGCCCTTGGGCTGTCCTTCGAATACAGCTACACGCTGAATCTGATTTTCACGGACTACGCTGGCCATCCCGATGCGATCGCCATTCCGCTGTTCGCATGGATCTTGTTGAATCAGCGCGAACTGATGGAAAACGTCGAGCGCAGCAAAACTGCTGTCGCCTTCGAAGCCGATGTCCTGGACAACAGCAAGGTCGATCTGTCGATCAAGCTGCCACTCACCGAGCGGGTGATCGTCAAGCGCCAAGATGACGGCAAGCTGGTCGTGAGCCACCCGCCAGAGCCTGTGGTCGACGACGATCCGTTCACCATGCCGGGGCTTGAGTTATGGACCGCCGGCGGCGAGTTCATTGCACGATGGGAGGCACCATGAGCAACGACCTGCAGGTTTTGGAAACTTGGGTCGCAGCCTTGCTCGCCAAACTTGACGAGGGCGAACGCCGCAAGCTACTCAGTGCTGTCGCCCGGGATCTGCGCCGTAGCCAGTCGAAACGCATCACGACACAGCGCAATCCGGACGGCTCGGCGTTCGCGCCGCGCAAACCGAAAGACCTGCGGGGGAAGAAGGGCCGGATCAAGGGCAAGATGTTCGGCAAATTGAAGACGGCCCGCTACCTGCGCACCGAAAGCACAGCAAACGGTATGTCGGTGGGATTTGTTGGACGGGTGAGTCGTCTCGCCCGGGTTCACCAGTACGGCCTCAAGGACCGACCAGAACGTGGCCAAGCGGACGTGCAGTACGAAAAACGCCAGTTACTGGGATTCAGCGGCGACGAGCTGGAAAACATCCGAAACCTACTCATCGACCACCTCGCTGGCTGACCACCTCCTGTACAAACCCGCCCTACAGGCCACCGTCGATGCAGCTCGCACGCGCGACCTGCAACATCGGCGGCATGGACTCTCTTACTGAACTGACCCGACGCCTCGAAAACCTGATTCGTGCTGGCACTATCGCCGAGCTCGATCCGGGCAAACCGCGTTGCCGTGTGAAAACCGGCGGCCTGCTGACTGACTGGCTGCCGTTCTTCGCCCTGCGCGCCGGCGAGGATAGCGACTGGGATCCGCCCAGCGTGGACGAGCAGTGCCTGGTGCTTTCGCCATCAGGCAACCCGGCTCACGGCTTTGTCATTTTCGGTCTGTACAGCGATCGCTTCCCGGCTCCGGACAACGTGCCAACTCGACGCCGGCGCAAGTACCGCGACGGAGCAATTGTCGACTATGACACTGCCAGCCACACGCTGACCGCCACGCTGCCTGGGGGTGGCAAAGCCAATCTCATCGCACCTGGTGGCGTACATGTCACCGGTGATGTCGTGATTGATGGACTGGTGACCGTCACCAAGGACGTCGTCGCCGGCGTTCAGAAGATTAGCCTGGTGAATCACCGCACGTCTGGCGTTCAGGCAGGTAACGGCACCTCGCAGGGGCCAGTTCCATGATCGGCATGAACAGCAATACCGGCCGCAGCGTCGCTGGGAACGATCACTTGGTGCAATCGATCTCCGACATTCTGACCACACCCATCGGCACGCGCGTCATGCGGCGTGAATACGGCAGCCAGCTTGCCGACCTCATTGATTGGCCGCTCAACAACGCAACCCGCCTGCAGGCTTATGCGGCGACTACCATCGCGCTCATGCGCTGGGAGCCGCGGATCCGCTTGAGCCGTGTCCAGCTCACGCTCGGCGATATCGCTGGCCAGGCGATTCTCGATATCGAAGGCAGCCTAGTGGACACCAATGAACCATTGAGCCTTCGCGTTCCGCTGAGCCTGGGAGCAACAGCATGAAAACCTTCACTCCCATCGACCTGGCCCAGCTTCCGGATCCGGACGTCGTCGAACAGATTGATTACGAGCAAATTCTCGCCGAGCGCAAGGCCTACGCGGTCAGCCTCTGGCCAGCAGAGCAGCAGGCCGAAGTCGCCGCGACATTGGCCGTGGAATCGGAACCTCTGACCAAGCTCCTGCAGGAGAACGCCTATCGCGAAATGCTGCTGCGTCAACGCGTGAACGAAGCATCGCTGGCCAACATGCTGGCCAAAGCCAAGGGCAAGGATCTCGAGCAGCTCGCCGGGAACGTCAACGTCGAACGCCTGGTCGTGACCCCGGCTAACCGCGCCGCTGTTCCGCCGATCGTCGCCGTAATGGAGTCGGATGACTCACTACGCGAACGGGCGCAGATGGCATGGGAAGGCCTTTCCACGGCGGGCCCACGTAACAGCTACATTCTGCACGCCCGCAGCGCAGACGGCCGCGTGGCCGATGCGACGGCAGAGAGCCCAGCGCCGGCGGAAGTCGTCGTCACCGTTCAGGGCTTGACCGGAGATGGCAGCGTCGACCAGACGTTGCTAAATATCGTCAGCCAATATCTGAGCGACGATGATCGTCGTCCAGTAGCCGACCGGCTGACGGTGCAGTCGGCAACTGTACTGCCCTACCAGGTCGACGCCGTTCTCTATCTCGCGACGACG